ATTGGGAAGGTTTGTGGGATCATTCGTGGGATCATTTCGGGCATGCCGAAACGTCCGCCTATTCATCAAGGGATCAAGGATCATCGAGACGAGCGACGTGGGGGGCCTCGTGAGCGCGGCTATACCCGGTCATGGGATCGGCTCTCGGTAGCGTACCGCAAGCGGCACCCCCTATGCGTAGGGTGCCTCGCCATGGGCAGGGTACGGGCAACGCAATGCGTCGATCACGTCGTTCCCCATAAGGGGAGGGGTGCCCTGATGTGGGACGAGCGCAACATGCAATCGTCCTGCTACTGGCATCATGACGAAGTGAAACAACGGCTCGAACGATTGTTTGATCTAGGAAAGATCGGGCCTAGTGATTTGAAACTCGATAGCTCGATCGCATTACAAATCGCAACGTCGCGTGATCTGTCTCAAAATTCATCGCGATTTGAAGGAAAATCCCACGGGGGGGGCGATGATTTTTCCAAAACGCCCCAAATTGTAGGACCGGCCCGACCAGTTTGACAAAAAGTCAATGTTTCTGGGATTTTGGTCCTATGAGCTCGAGCCCGGTTAGGAATTTAGGCCGATGGGCAAACGCGGACGCAAGCCAAGGCATCCGGCGATCAATGCGCTATGCGGCGATCCGAATATGAGGCGGACGCAACTCGCCGAGCCGTTGTCGGTCGAGGTTCCGCTCGGGTTGAATCAGATTGACGTCCGGGGCGAGGCGGCGATCCCGTCGTTCCTCGACCGGCCCGGCGAGCAAGCGGCGTTTCGGCTGATCGTCGAGGATTACTTGCAGCGGCGGATTGCTCGGGCGGCGGATTTGCCGGCGTATGGGCGATGGGCGGTCTATGCCGAAATGTGGATAGAGGTTAAGCGCAAGGTCATCGAAACCGGCGCGCATTTGGACGAGGGAACGCGGTCGCCGCTCGTCGTTACGTTAAAGCATTTGGATGAGATGTTAGGTCGGCTCGACGACCGTTTGGGCCTCAATCCGATGGCGAGGCAGGAAATCATAAGGACGTTGTCGTCAATGCCGGCGCCGACGCATTTGGAGGGCGAGGCGCCCAAACCGAAACGCGGGCCAGGACGGCCGCGCAAGGTGGCGGCGCCGAGCGAGCCGGAACGTCCGGCGTCGCCGCTCGGTTTCCTGTCGGTGGTCAAATGAGCTTGCCGCCGGATTTTAAATATCAGGTGTCAAAGATCGATCCGAAACCGGGCGATCGGATCGTCGTCCGCGTCGCGACGACGCTCACGGCAGGGCAAATGGAACAAATGCGTATTGCGGCGCACAAGATGTTTCCCGAACAAGTGATCGTCATTGTGTCGCCGTTCGTTGATTTGACGATCGAGCCGGCGGCATGACGGCCTCGAAATTCATTTTCGACAAGCGCAAGGCCGACGCGGCGGTCGATTTCTTTCCGCGTTTCCTCAATTTTGTCGAAGGCGAATGGGCCGGCAAACCGTTCGTCTTGTCGCCTTGGGAGGAAGAGCACACTAGGCAAATTTTCGGTTGGCGCCGGCGCAAGGACGGTCGGCGCCGCTATCGTTTCGTCCGGGGCTGGATTCCGCGCAAGAACGCGAAATCGACTTGGGCGGCAGGGATCGGGCATTTGCTGACGGTCGGCGACGGCGAGCCCGGCGCGCAAGTCTATTCGCATGCCGTGGACAAGCCGCAAGCGTCGGTCGTTTTCGACATTGCGTCGCGCATGGTCGCGCTATCGCCGAGCTTGTCGAATTTGTACGAAATCACGAAGCAATCGCTTTTTTGTCCGGCCAACATGGCGGTTTTTAAGCCGTTGTCCGGCGAGGCATACGGTAAGCACGGTTTATCACCGCACGGCAATATCGGCGACGAGGCGCACGCGTGGCGGAACGGCTTGTTGCATACGTTCTTGATTCAAGGCATGGGCGCTCGCCGATCGCCGCTCGATCTGACGATTTCGACCGCCGGCGAAATCAAGACCTACGGATTCGATCTTTACCAAACGAGCAAGGCGATCCTCGAAAATCCCGACTCCGATCCGCAAACCTACGTTTTCTTGTACGAAGCGGACGAGGCGGACGATTGGACCGATCCCGACGTCTGGAAAAAAGCAAATCCTAATCTCGACATTTCGGTAAAGCGCGAATTCCTGGCGACGGAATGCAAGCGAGCGCAACAGTCGCCGCGCATGGAAAACGACTTTAAGCGCTATCATTTGAATCTTTGGACGGAACAAGCGCGACGCTGGTTACCGATGCATCGTTGGCGCGACAATACGGCGTCGCCGGACCGGCTCGATCTATGGCGCGAATTGCCGGACCGATTCAGGCAAAGCGGCCGACCGGCGTTTTGCGGCCTCGATCTAGGCAACGTGTCCGATATCACGGCGGCGGTTTGGGTGTTTCCGCCGGACGAGCCCGACGGGCGCGTTACGCTCGTTCCGCGTTTCTGGTGTCCTGGCGATATCGTCGCCGAGCGCGATTCGCCTCGCACGCCATACAAGGCATGGGTTGCCGCCGGCGCTCTAATGCCGACGAGCGGAAATGTCACCGATTACGATTTCGTCGAGGCGTCGGTCGTCGAGGATTCGATCGCGTTCGGTTGCAAGGGCCTCGCCTATGATCCCTGGAACGCAACGCAAGTCGCGATTCATCTGCAAGACGAGGGATTGCCTTGCGTTGAATTCCGGCAAGGATTCCGATCGATGGCGGCGCCGTCGAAAGAATTAGAGCGCTTGTTTACCGCCGGCATGTTGGAGCATGGAAATCATCCGGTCTTGCAATGGATGTTTCAGAACGCGGCTTACAAGCGCGATCCGGCCGGCAACATTAAACCGGACAAGGAAAAGGCAAACGAAAAAATCGACGGCGTCGTGGCAACGGTTATGGGACTCGGACTCATGAACGGGAAACAAGAGCCCGATTTTGACGTTCGGGCGATGGTGGCGTGAAAACGTCAACGCGCGATTAGCCGGGGGTTCGCGCGTTGACGATCGGTCGCTTTAGCGGGGCGGCTGCGGCGACGGATTGGGATTCGGGTTCGGGTTCGGTTTCGGTTGACCTTGTCCCGGCTCGTTAGGGTTGTTCGGATCGTTTCCCATAGCGTTTCCTCGTTTGTCCCCTTGCGATGGCGTAACAACTGCGGCGGCGGTCGTTTCGTTCCTAAAGGATTCATTGCCATGTCGCTCTCGGGAATCTTGCTCGGCTTGCTCGACGTCGCGATCGTCGTCGTCGTGCTCTTGCTCGTCGGCGCGGTCATCGTTTGGGTTTTCGATATGCTGTCGTGGTCGATCCCGCAAAATATCCGCAAACTGTATCTCGCGATCGTCGGGCTGATCGCGCTAACAATGATCGTCGCGCTCTTGCTCGGAATTCCGCGTTTGCGAGTCATCGCCGACGACGTCGATCCGCCGTCGATCGTCGTCAATTATGCGCGCTGATCAGGCGATAGCGCTCGGCGCCTTTGCCGCGCTCTTGATCATTATGATCGTCGCGGCGTGGTTCGGTTGGGATCGATGGCAGTAAACGAGCGGCGCCTCGTCGTCGTGCTTGCGATCGCGGCGTCGATCGCAATCGTTCTCGCGGTTTTGTTTCTGACGTTTTAGCGGGAGTCTCCCAAATGACGGAAACCAAAGAAAACCAAGCCGTCGGCTTGGTGCTGAAAACCGTTGCTCGCGACGACACCGGCGGCAATGGCGCGGAATTCGTTTTATCCGACGCGAGCCCGGATCGCATGGGCGACATTATCGAACAAGACGGTTGGTCGCTCGCCAATTTCAGGAAAAATCCGATCGCGCTATTTGGTCACGATACCGGATTCGTCGTCGGGCAATGGCGCAACGTCCGCGTCGTCGATAACGAATTGCGCGGCGTGCTCGATCTAATGCCGCCGGTTTCCGAGCGGCAGCGGGAAATTGCCGCCGCCGTTGACGCCGGCGTATTGCGCGCGACGTCGGTCGGATTCCGGCCGACTAAAGCCGAGCCGATCGATCCCGATAAGCCGTTCATGGGCGGGACTCGATTTCTAAAACAAGAGCTTGTCGAGGTTTCGCTCGTCGCGGTCGGCGCCAACGCCAACGCGCTACAAATCGCAAAGTCTCTCAATCTATCGGATGCGACGCTCAATCTGATTTTCGGCAAGTATGCCGCGAAAGATCAGGACGACGACGCGACCGCAACCGGCAAGTATGCCGAAACGAAAACGCTCCCCAAACGAAAGCAAACGCAAATGAGCATTTCGGAAAAGGTCGAGGCGCAACAGCAACGCGTCAACGCAGCAACGGACGCGCTCTCGAATTTCGTCAACAAGGTCGGCGAGGTGTTTGCCGGCGACGATACGAAAACCATGGACAAACTCGCCGACGACCTGGCGGTCGAAAAATCGTCGCTCGCGTCGTTGCAGAAAGCCGAGCAATTGCTCGGCACGGTCGGCGCCGTCGTTACGGCGTCGCCGGTCGCAATGCCGAGCGTGATCGGCTCGCGTCCGTGGACAAAGCCGGCGGCGAAAAAACTCGAGCCCGTCGATTATTATTGGCGCGTCGCTGCGGTTTTGAGTCTTGCGCGGCTCAAGCAAGTGTCGGCCGATGTGATCCTAAACGAGCGTTTCCGCGACGACGAGGGTACTAAGGCGATGCTCGATTACATCGTCTTGAAAGGCGCGACCGTCCCGGCGACGACAACGCTCGCCGGATGGGCGGCAGAATTGGCGCAAACCGGATTCGGCCCGTTCCTCGATCAGCTAACGGCGCAATCGGTTTATCAGCCGTTATCCTCGCGCGGTCCGAAATTCACGTTCGGCCGCAACGCGATTATCTCGATCCCGTCGAGGTCGGCAACGCCGACGCTCGCCGGATCGTTCATCGCGCAAGGGGCGCCGATCCCGGTCCGTCAAGCGGCGTTCACGGCGCAAACGCTAACGCCGAAAAAGATGGGCGTCATAACGACCATGACGCGGGAAATCGATCAGCACTCGACGCCGGATTTGCAGGGGATCGTCCGGGGCGCCATGCAATACGACACGGCAGGCGTTATTGATTCCGTCTTGCTCGGCACCGGCGCGGCCGACACGACGACGCCGGCCGGGATTCGTAACGGCGTGGCGGCGACGACGGCAACGACCGGCGCCGGGTTCGCCGCGCTCGTCGGCGATATCAGCAACTTGATCGGCGTTCTGTCCGACGCCAACGGGCTCGAATCGCCGGTTTGGCTTATGCATCCGACCGACGCCGCTCGCGCCGGCCTGACGCAAAACGCCGGCGGCGATTTCCCGTTCCGCAACGAATTGAACGCCGGAACGCTCAACGGCTATCCGGTTATTAAATCGACGCGGATCACAAAAAAGATGGTGATCCTCGTGGACGCCGCGGCGTTCTTTTCGGCAACCGGCGACGTTGCGAATTTCTCGGTTAGCGATCAAGCGACTCTCCACATGGAGGATACGGCACCGTTGCCGATCAGCGCGACGGGATCGCCTAACGTCGTCGCGGCGCCGGTCCGCTCGCTATGGCAAACCGACTCGCTCGGAATTCGTATGTTGCTCGACATCAATTGGGCAATGGTCCGACCGGGCCTCGTCGCTTGGACTCAAGCGGTTACTTGGTAGTTGACAACGGGTAGCGGTCGGCAACCGCCGACCGCGACTCTAGCAAAGAGGAAAACGAAAATGGACGAGCATCAAAACAAGGTGGCGGCGGAT